CCCACGCTGTAGGTGTCTCTGTGAGTTTCTTACGTTAACTAGGTAAAGTCAAATGTTCTACATTCATAAGATAGTCCATATGCGAGTGACGGTGCAGTTTCCCTACAAAAGTCATACCTTTAGGGACAGTAAGTTCTCTGGTGTATATGCCGCAGCCGTATTCGTCTATAGAGTCTGTAAAAAAATGCCTTAAAGAGGTTTGGTCTACCGCGCACTCAGCATCTCCAGATTCGATAGCTTTTTCTATCGTATTTTCTAGGTGGGTAACTGATGCTTTGAAGGAGTCTGCTGCACTAAGATTACTCATAGTGTGGCTCCTTTAGGTTAGCTTGGGGGTGTAGGCCAAACGACATCATCTATGGATGTGACGCTGCTATTTGTTGCCGGAACATTACGCAAAGCTGTTCGATAGGCAATCCAAGACTGTTTGACTCCTGCGTTAAACAAAACGTCAGGTAGCTGAGTCCAATCTGACTCTGATAAAAGCCTGTCCCGCGTAATCCTTACAGTATGCAAAATGAGATCAGTAGGGTTAGCAAGGTCAACAACCGTCTCGATGACTTGATTAAGTTCAGCATCGTATGTCTGGGCAACAGTCTGGGTAATTAGATCGACACTATTGCTAGTAGGCACAAACTCTACCCAGCCAGAAGGCACCTCTTCAAATGTCTGAGGGGAGCCGCAAGGCACCCCGTCTTCTACTCGCATATACATCACACAATACCTACTGTTGTCCCAGACCAGTGGGCTGTTCCCGTTCGGGACTGATTAGTTGAACTTGTACCGTTGTCTGAATACATCTGAATCGAAACTTTGAAACGCACAGCCGATGTTGTGCTGGGTGCGCTACCAATCACTGGAAGTGTTGTCCAAGAGTTACCACCTGCGCCTGTTTTATGGCGTAAAGTTTGGATAGCTGTGTACGTCCCAGGATTACCATTAGTAAGCGTGGCGTACTCAAGTTTTACATAAGCAGTATCGGTGGCAAACGCTGCGTCAAAGATCATGTTAATCAGAGGCGTATGGGATTTGGCTCCACTGTTTGCAGGACAATCCACTTCTAACAAAGTGACATAGCCAGCCGATGTACCGCCAAAGGTCTTGGACGCGCTGCCAGCGAACACAGAAGTGGCACTGATAGTCCCATCGACATTGCCCACCGTCAGGTTCTTGATATGCGCGGCTTCCATCGTCACTAGGCCATTTGTGATGTCGAAAACCTGAGTACCTGCGAGTCCAGAGCCTGCTGCTGCGGGGTCAATAATCGTGAACTTGTCTGCAAGAATCTTGAAGGTGCCACTGGTGCCATTGTTGTTCTGCGAGAAGCCAGTGATGTAGCCATTGGAATTTAGTGATACACCATACTTAGCTTCGAGTACTCCATCGGCAGCTGCGCGGGCTGCGGCCTCAGTAGACACTGCAGCAGACACACCATTAACCGTGGCAGTGAGGCTAGTGACTGAAGCTGCTACAGCTGAATCGCCAGATGCTCTAGCACTTGCCTCACTACTAATAGCGGCAGCGTTAGTGGCGAGACCAGTGTTAACTGTGGCAGTAAGATTAGTAATATCACTTGCTATCGCTGAGTCAGCATTAGCCCTAGCTGTTTGCTCGGACACAATGTCAGCCTCGGCAGCAGCGATATCAGTGCCTTGTTGATTAACGGTAGCTGTCAGGGTAGTGACATCGGATGCTATGGCTGAGTCAGCATTAGCCCTAGCCGTCTGCTCTGCAGTAACACTCGCTTGTGTAGCCGCAATGTCCGTACCTTGTTGATTGACGGTAGCGGTCAGGGTAGTGACATCGGAGGCTATTGCTGTGTCAGCAGTGGCCCTGGCCGTCGCCTCCGAGGTAACTGATGCTTGGGTAGCCGCTATATCAGTGCCCTGCTGATTGACGGTAGCGGTCAATGTGGTGACATCAGATGCTATAGCTGTGTCAGCAGTGGCCCTAACTGTTTGCTCATTAGTTATAGCTGCCTCAGCAGCAGTCAGGTCTGTACCTTGCTGGGTCACAGTCGCACTGAGGTTAGTAATTAGCTGCGCCAATGCACTGTCTTCAGATACCCGTGTTGTCGCTTCCTGAGTAATGGCTGCTGAGTTTTGCCCGACAGTGTTTGTGAGGTTTACGACACTTTGTTTTACCTCGGTCACACCGTCCTGGGTAACTTTTGTTTCCTGGCCATTCAGTGCCAGAGTATTCTCGATGCGCTGAAGCTCATCCGCAACAAAGGACTTAATGACTTCGGGGCTTTCCCCCAAAGTCGGCACAGGCTTGCGCTTGTACCCTAGAGGTAGTTGCGATTGCGACATATCTACCTCCTGCCTGTGGTGGTTATCTCTGCATCAAACCCTGAGAAATCAAAGTTCTTGGTGTCCAGGACATCCATGCGGTAGGCCAGGTATCGCCCAGCTGCTCGGGAATCAATCTTGTGCTGAAACGATGCGTCAAAGGTGACCTGGGACTCATAGGCAGGCGCAGAGTTCTGGAGGTCTGAAGCACCAAAGGTAAACTGGAACTGCATGTCCGAAGATTCTGTGGATACCTGGGGGTAGATTCTGGAGATTACTTTGTAGGCTGAGATTTGCATCATCTCGTCCAGGTCGATACCTGTACGCTCGACAAAGGGAGCCTTGTTAGCCTGGGTGTCGTAGGGGGCAGACAGCATGCTTGAGCTTCCGGTAAGGTCCAGGCCATAGAGCTTGTGTGAGCTGATGCCATCGGGGGTGTTGCTTTTGCCTACAAACAAAGTGTGGCTGTCGTACCCAGCCTCCTGGCTGAAGTAAGTACCTCCGATAACGTCGTAGGTATCCGTCACCGTCGCATATGTGGCGGCAGTAGGTATTGAAGCCAGGGTCGCTGAGGACACGTTGGGGAGGTCCATGAAGGACCAGGTGCCATTTTTGTAGTTGAACACTGCAGCTCGGTTACATTCTGTACCGCTGGTGTACTCGGCCATGTCATCGCCAGACACATAACAAAAATATACTTCCTCCAGTGCAGGGTTAGCCTGGACAAAACACTTATCAGTCTTGGCGGTGTTAAGGCTTGCGAAGATGTACTGCTTAACTTTCTCATCGGCAATACTCTGTTTATTGTGGGTGTCGTGGATGTAGATATCGTCGGTCCCAAATACATAATGCTTACCTTCGATTTCCACGGCACAGTTCTGGTTGATGACACCTGCATCGGAGAACAGCTTCCTGAAGTTGAAGATGAATGCACCCCCGGTAAACTCCATCAGGTACACCTGGCCTCGTGAGTAG